CTACATTGGTAGGAATTCCGGTCAGGCTGGCTACTACAGTGCCGGAGGCTGCAATCTGGGATGAGGTAAGGCAGAAAAGGGACAGGATACTCAAAACCGCAGTCAGAGTACTGGATGTTTTTCCGAATCTGCGTCCTACAACCTCAGGAATGGTCACAGCCATGGTTTTGCGGATCTTCGGGGCGAAATAAGCCAATGGGATCATAGCGATGGATGCGGTCAGTACATACCAGATCGCACTCATTCCCCATTCGCCGTAGGCTTTCTGAGCCAGTCCTGTAGTAGAAACGCCGCCGATATTGTTGGCTGACAATGAGAATGCCACCATAAAAAGTCCCATACGCCGTCCGGCCAGCATATAGTCGCTGCTGTCTTTGATCTTCAGTTTCCCCACGATGAAGCCAACCAACAGCATGCCGATCAGATAGGCAGCTACGATAATAAGAGCTTGTGTTTGCAGTACCATAAGAAACCCTCCTTAAAATATTAAAAAAATATAAATAAATTATAAATGATTCAGAAAAGAATGTAAATAAAGATTCTGTGTCAAAATAAATCAAATGAAAGAAAATATCTGCTGCAGCTATCGGAAAACAACTTTTTATGGAGATGTAAAACTGACAAAAAACAAAAAATAAAATAAATGAAAAGTTTTAGAATGAAAATCGACAAGAGGTTATAAAGCCTCTGCCGATTTTCTTTTTTATAGGAAACAGCAGAAAAGAAGAGCGTGCAGAGCGTAAAAACTCTGACACGCTTATTTTTTTTACCATAAAAGCAAATGAGGACGGAAAGGAGCATAGAACATGGCGAAACGAAAGTACAAGCGTCTGCATTACGAAGACAGGCAGACCATAGAGGCTATGAGTAAGCAAGGCAGCAGCGTAAGCGATATTGCAGAGGCGCTGGGAACACATAGGGACACAATTTATAGAGAGTTCAAACGCTGCGGGCTTACATTGAAAACCTACACGGCAGCAGCGGGGCAGCAGGCATTATAAACCAGAAAAACAAAAGAGAGGTAAGGAGCATGAAAAAAGTAGATTTTAACAAATTGCAGGCGGGCGACTTAGTAAAAGTACCACGTACACAGTTTGCACCTATGCGTAGCGGCTGGAATGGCTGGTTATTCAGTGAGGCGGTAGTAATAAGAAAGGGAGTAGGGAGAAAAAGCAAAAGGAATGTAGTTGTAGTAGAAATGAGAACACCAGCAGGAAAGAACAACTACGGAACTATAGAGGCTACATTTTACGCAGAGAATGTTTTTACCACGCCAGCAGCAAACAACGCAAGAAACATTTTAAAGAAATACGGAATAGAGGACGCAGAGGGTTTTTACAAATTCATTGAGCGGGACGACGTAACGGGCTGCGATTGGATAAGGTTTTTAATAGAAAAAGGCTTTTTGTTTAATGAGTAGGCGGCAGCAGCCGCCACGAGTGCCGTTAGTTCAGTTGGTTAGAGCAGCCGCCTCATAAGCGGCAAGTCGTGGGTTCAAGTCCCACACGGCACATTGCGTAGCAGGCATGGCGAGCCTGCGGCAGAGGGCAGCAGGCTAATAGCTGCAATCTGTATACCGTGGAAAAATAGCGGCGGTCATACCAGCCAGAAAGTATGTGGACAGTCAACAGGTTTTCAGTTGCTTTTTAATGCGAAAAGCAGCCCGCACGGTAAAACCAAACGCCAGAACAGGAGAGCGGCACACATGGAAAGACAGAGAGCGCCGCCGAAAGGAAGAGAGGCAGAGAATGGCAGCAGAGGCATTGATAGTAGAGGACGCATACAAGAGAGGCTATACAGATGCAATGGCAGATATGCGTAAGAAAAAAGAGCAGAGGCGGCAGCAGGAGTGGGCAAAGAAAGCCCGCCGTTGGTATTTCATTAAACAGAAAGCCTGCGGGTTTGCAATGCTTGCAATTACCGTGCTGGCAGTATGGGCGACAGAGGGCGACATAACGATAGCATTTATTACAGTACCGCTGGGGCTTACGTGCATTTTCAGTAAAGAAATGCTGATTATGAATGATTACTATTTTACTACGAAAGAAAGGAAAAAGAACCATGATACAGATTTTAGAATTGTTCGGCGGGATAGGTAGCCCACGTTGCGCATTGCGCAATATTGGCATACCAGTAAAAGCCATTGATTACGTGGAAATAGACGAAAAGGCGGTACGTTCATACAACGCAATGTTTGCCGACGAGCTGCCATACAAAACGCAGAGCGTTGTAGGGTGGAATTTGAAACCAGACATTTTAATACACGGTAGCCCTTGCCAAGATTTTAGCATTGCTGGGCATCAAGGAAAGGCAAAAGCAGAGGACGGGCGCATAAACAGAGGAAAGGGAGCAGATAAAGGGAGCGGAACACGTAGCAGTTTAATGTGGGAAACGATACACATTATAGAGCAAATGGGAGAGTGGAAACCACAATACGTTATTTGGGAAAACGTGAAAAATGTTTTAAGCAAGTATATGAGAGTGAATTTTAATCGTTATTTGACTGAAATGGAGCGGCTGGGCTACAGCAATAATTTTGAGATACTGGACGCAAGGGACTTTGGTTTACCGCAAGCGAGAGAAAGAGTTTTTACAGTTTCTGTACTGGGGAAAGAAAAATTCATATTTGACGATTTAATAAAAACGCCCATGCAGGATATAAATAAACTTCTTTTGCAAGATGCGCCGCCAGTATATGACGTAACACAGCCGAGCGTATTAGAGGCAATCGGACAAAAAGGGATAAGAAGAGCCACAGTAATAGAAGATTATGCTTTTACGATTACTGCAAGGCAGGACAGAACACCAGCACAGGTAATAGACATGGGAAACGGGCGCTATAGGTATCTAACAGAATTAGAGTGCTGGCGCTTACAGGGCTACAGCGACGCTGATTTTGAGGCGGCGGCAGCGGTGCATAAAAGAAACGGGCGTTATACAATGCCGCTTTATAAACAGGCGGGCAATAGCATACCAGTACCAATATTTGAGAGCATATTTAGAAAGATACTATTAGGAGAAACAGAGGAAAGGCAGAGAGGGGGCGAGTAAGTGGGAAAGGCAAGCTATAAAATCAGAGAAACAAAAAATATGCGGCATTTTACATATTCTGGAAATCTGGAAGATGCAATAGAAAAAGCGGAAAGGGATTTGCAGAAAGAGAAAGAAAATAAGGAAATTGCGCAATGGTATTGGCTGTATGAAAAAGCTAAAAAAGCTATTAACGCACATAACAAGAAAATTGCCAACATTGAGGCGTTTATACGGCGTGCAGAGGAAGAACAGGAAAAGCAGAAAGGTAAAAAAGATAATGAAACGACAGGCAGTTAAGAAACTGATACAGTGCGTAGCCATTATAGCGGCAGGCGTGCTGGCAATCATTTTGTTTATGCTGGCTATCTGGTACAGAGGAAAGAACGGCGAGCCAGTAACAGACGAACAGGTAGCAGCGCAGATGCAGCAGGCAGAGCCGCTGGTTATTGAAACACCAGAGGCAGCCACAGAGGGCAGTATAAGAGTATACGACTATGACGGCTGCTGTATTTATTCCTACTACGGCAAAATTCGGATAAACAGCGACGGTAAGGACGGCAAGGAAATTGACGTAGAGGCATTAGGCTATTTAGAGGGCTACCAAGAACATAAAGAGGAAAGCGGGGCGGGAGAATGAGCCACAGATATTACAGCCCTTTACGCCCGTTATCGCTGGGAACATTTCCAAAGCCGCAGGGAAACGAGATTTTACATATAGAAAATTTTAAGGAACGGCAGAACGTACCAGAGATAGCACGGCAGGCGTGGGGATACATTGAGTACAAAGAGGCGCTTACAGAAATAGAGGCGGCAGCTTATGAGCTGATACCGTCAAACTGCATTTCTGAAATGGAAAACTTAGAGGCAAGGAGATAAAGGCAATGAGCGAGGTATATATACGCAGCCAGAATAAAGAAAAGCTGTATAGACTGGGCGGTAATTACGCCTGCGTAGAGTATGGAGATTACGAGGACATAAAGAAAAAGCGAGGCGGCGCACAGGCAGACAAAAAGCGCCACGTAATTTGCATAAGTGACGGGTGCTTAGAGGAAATTGGAGAGTATGCCACAAAAGAGCGCTGCTTAGAAGTGCTGGACGAGATACAGAAAGCGTGCGTAAGCTATCTGTTTACGGCTGGTGGTGCAGCAGTAATAAGGGGTGGCATGGACGTACAGCCGTTTACAGCAGTAATACCGAGGCTGTACGAAATGCCGGAGAAGTAGGAGAGGCAGACAGTGACAGTAAAGGAATTTATAGGCACGCTGGAGAGTTCAGACCGCCTGCGCATTATCGAGGGCAAAGCAGAGGTTTACGTAGGGTATCTGGCAGCGTTCAAACCGTTTGCAGACCATGAGATAAGCGAGGAATACCGAAAATACAGCGGGCATGAGGTAAAGAAGTTTAGAGCAGTGCCGGAGATAACGCACAGACGCTGGAAAGAGCTGGGGCTTATGAAACCATTAGAGCCAGACCAGACAGCACAGTATAAGTTTAGTGATTTGCAGATGTCACTTTACTACACCATATACATACAGGAAAGGAAAGGGCAGGAAGTATGACAAAGAAAAAGCCGGATTTTTTACGGGATTTAGATACTGCAATCATGGACGAGCTTACAGGTGGCGGTATCAAGGAAAATGCAGCGGGACTGGTAGGAACGCTTACACAGATTGAGAAAATTAAGCAGCTATGCGGGCTGCCGTTTTGTGGTTATGTGGCAAAGTTGGAAACGGTAAGACCAAGCGGCGTGCCGGACGAGGTAACGGTAGTATTTGCAGAGGACGTACCATACAGGGCTTGCAATGGCATAGAGTTTGACGTTATGCAGGAATTTGTAGAGGGCAGCAGGCTTTTACTGACAGGCAAGGCGCAGACACTTAAGGACTTCCAGAGCGGTAGACTGCTGGTATATATTCTGGCAGATTTTGTGACGGTATCAGAAAAGGCAGTAGAGCAGGACGAGGTAGCAGTAAGAGGCGTTATAGCGAATAAGCCAACACACAGAGAAACGCCAAGAGGCAAGCGTATTACTGATATTACGGTAAAGGTAAGAAATGAGCTTACAGGCGGCAGCTGCTTTTTACCGTGCATCTGCTGGCAGGAACAGGCAGACGAGGCGGCGCAGTGGCAGCAGGGCGATACTGTAGAGCTGCTGGGACGGTATCAGAGCCGCCAGTATGAAAAGGCGCTTGATGCAGCCACAGGAGAAAGAGAACAGCGCACAGCTTACGAGGTATCGGTACGGCTGATTAGAAGAAAGAAAGAGGCAGGAAATGAACAGGCACGGGCAGAGGCACAACAGAAAGCGGGTAAAAAGGCATGAGAAAGGTTTATATATGTAGCCCGTACAGGGCGAAAGACGGCGCAGAGCTGGACAGAAACATAGATTATGCGCAGCAGCTGACACGGCAGGCGTTAGAGGCGGGCTTAGCACCCATTACGCCGCATTTATATATGACGCAGTGCATGGACGATAAAAAGCCGGAAGAGCGGGCAAGGGGCATGGCTGCGGGGCTTGCGCTGCTGAAAGGCTGCGATTTTGTTATTGCTGGTGTGAAATACGGCATAACAGAGGGAATGGACAGAGAAATACATACAGCAAATATGCTGGGAATTGCGGTTATAGATGCAAACCAGATTAAACGGCATCTGGAATATGAGGAAAAGCGACAGGAGAGGGCGGCGAGCGATTACGCAAAGCTGCATAGCTGCGAGTTTTGCAGTGGCAGCAAATTATATAGTTGCACGGGCTACGATTGCAGAGAACCATACAGGCTGGCTTATGAGTACGCCTTAAGCCGCATGGGAGAGCGGCAGGAAACATGAAAAAATAAAAGCGCCTACGGTGGGGAAACACCATAGGCGCTAAGCTATACAGCTTTGAAATACTATAAAAATTATAAGCTATGTATGGCGCAAAGTCAAGAAATTTAACGGGCAGATAGCCCGTTTTAACACTTGATAAAAGTATTAACGAACCGACAAGAGAGGTAGATATATGCCATACGTAGAGAGGGTAACAAAAGCGGGAAATACGATAGAGATAGAGAGGTACTTTACCAGCAGATACAAAAAGAAAGGTATCAGCAGAGGGGATAAGGTAAAACCAACAAAAGAAGAGCAGGAGAAAGTAAACACCAGACAGGCAGAGAGAAAGTTAAGGATACTCATAAATGCAAACTATGGCTATGGGGACTACCATTTAGTGCTTGACTATATCCGCAGGAAAGGAGAGTCGGACAGAACGCCGGAGCAGATGCGGCAGGACATAGACGTATTTTTGAGGGAGTGCAGAAAGGAGTACAGAAAAGCAGGGTTAGAGTTCAAATACATACACGTTATGGAGATAGGCAAGAAAGGTGCGAGGCATCACCACCTTGTAGTAAATAAAATTGACACAGAGATTTTACAGCGCTGCTGGTATAAGGCATACGAGGGGCATAACAGAGTAAAGGTATTCCCTCTGGACGACAGCGGTAACTATGCAGAACTGGCAAGCTATTTAATCAAGTACACAGGAACGCACAAAAAGGGTACTGACGGAGCATTACAGGGTAAGCGCTGGAATTGCAGCAAGAATTTAGTAAGACCAGAGCCAGAGTATCACATAATTTCAGACCGTGAGTATTTCAAGAAAGAGCCAAAGGCAATAAAGGGCTATTACGTGGACAAGAACAGCGTAAGCATGGGGGTACACAGCCCAGAGTATTACGGCTATGGGTATTTAAGATACACATTAGTAAAAATAACAGATAGGGGGGGCTGAAATGCAGATAATCAAGGGCATTGCCATTGCAGCAGTGTTGATAATAGCCGGACTGCTGGCGCTGATTGTGGCAGCATATCTGGCGTTTAGAATTGCGGCGGCTATTTTTGAACAGCAAGAGAGCTGGAAAGACAGCGGCAGCAGAAAGGGCAGAAAACATGATAGAAAAAATTAAATACTGGTTATTCCAGAAAGGCAAGGACTGTAAGCGCTGCTGCCTGCGGTGCAGATACTACGATATATGCCGCTGGGACGTACTGGGAAATGCAGGACTACAAAGCGAGGAAACAATAACGCTTTTGGCGATAGAGAACAGCAAGCCGCATAAGGACGGGCTACTTTTTAGAATTTGCCAGTATGTAGAATTTAAACAGAGAGCGAGGCGAGAAAATGAGAAACTTTAGACTGGACGACGAAAGCGGGCATCAAGAGGCATTATTTAGCTGGGCTGCATACAGAACAGGGCTTATGCCGGAACTGCAATATATGTATCATGTGCCAAACGGCGGCAAACGTGATGCAGCAACAGCGGTGGCGCTTAAGAGGCAGGGCGTAAAGGCTGGTGTGCCGGATATCATGCTACCAGCTGCAAGGGCTGGGTATCACGGGCTTTACATAGAGCTTAAGGCGGGCAAGAACACGACGACCAAGAAACAGAAAGAGTGGTTAGAGTATCTACGGCAGCAGGGCTATTATACCGCCGTCTGCTACGGTTGGCAGCCAGCAGCGCAGCTGATAGAGCAGTATTTATTACATTCAGACGAGCTTACAAAAGAACAGGAAACAGTAACCATGCGTTAGAGGCGAACGCAGGAAAGAGAGGCAAAGAATGAAAACAATAAGCATTTTGAATTTAAAGGGTGGCGTAGCCAAGACCTTTACAGCGGCAAACATGGCGTATGAGCTTTACAGGCGAGGCTATAAGGTGCTGCTGATTGACAACGATAAGCAGGGAAACTTAAGCAAGGCGTACAGCAGATATGATGCAGAGAACGTGGCACCAGTCACAAAGCTACTGGCTGGGGACTGGGAAAACGCAGACGAGCTGATACAGCATACAGAGTATGAGGGTATCGACATTGTAACGGCGAATATGTCATTATTTGGGGCTACATGGAATTTAACCAAAGAGGACAGCGAAAACCAGATAGAGAGATACAAAGCGCTGGTATATGCAAAGATACAGTATTACGGAGATTGCACCATATACGGCAAGTATGATTACTGCATCATTGATAACCCGCCGGATATTGGGCTTAATGTCATAAATGCGCTTGCAATCACGGACGAGGTAATAGTACCCGTAAAGGTGGACGAGGACGCTTTAGAGGGGCTGGACATTGTGACAGAGCAGATAGAGGACGCAAAGGCATTTAACCCAGCATTAAAGCTGGCAGGCGTACTGATTACGTCATACCAGAACACAGACGGCGAGGCAGCAGGCGTAGAGTGGCTGGAACAAAAGACAGATTTTAATATTTTGGGTATTATTCGGTATTCCAAGAAAGTAGCAGAAAATACTTTCATGCGTAAGCCGATTTATGAGTATAGCCCATGCTGCGGAGCGGCGCAGGGGTACAAGAAATTTGTAACAGCGTATACAGGGAAAGCGAGGTAGTGGGTATGGATAAAGAAAAACGGTTTTGCCCGTTCAAAAGCAGTATGCTGGTAGACTACAGGAACGACGCAAGGAATGTGCGTAATTTGTTTGTAAGATGCAGCGGCAGTAAGTGCATGGCATATAAAAACGGCGGTTGCTTAAGACTGGGAACAGAAACAGAGAAGAAAGCGAGGTAGAGAATATGGCAAAGTTTGGTATTAACGATATTTTGAACGCAAAGACAAAAGCAGCGGGGCAGCAGGCACAGACAGAGGGATACAAAGAGATTTATTTAAGCCCTTACGAGGTAAAGGCAGCGCAGGAGAATACGCACCAGAAATTAGAGAACATAGAAGAACTGGCAGACAGCTTTTTACACGTAGGACAGGAACAGCCTACAGTATTGGCGAGAGTAAACGGGGAATACCGTATAATCGACGGACACAGACGTAATGCGGCAAATATTTTGAACTTAGAGCGGGGGCATAAGGAGTATGAGAAAGTGCTTTACCGCTTTATGGACATGAGCGAGGCAATGTATGAGCTGCGCTTATTGGCTGGCAACGGATATACGCAGGAACTTACAGCCTATGAAAAAACCAGATTAGTAGAGCGTACCAAAGCGGCGCTTATCAGAGCCAAGGAAGAGGACGGCTTAGAGATACAGGGCAAAATGCGTGATTTAGTGGCGGCTATGATAAATGAGAGCAGCACAAACGTAGCCAGAATGGACGCAATCAACAACAACGCAACGCCGGAGATTAAAGAGCAGCTGAAAGAGGGCAATTTAGGTATCACTGCTGCATACGAGGCAGCAAAGCTGGACGAGGACGAGCAGAAAGAAATAGCGGAAAAAGCAGCAGCGGGCAAAAATGTGAGGGCAAAGGAAATAGCGGAAAAAGTAGCAGAGAAAAAGGCAGGGGACGATTACGAAACACCGCACCCAGAAAGCATAACGTCTTTGTGCTATTCCTGCCAGAAATACAAGGACTGCAACGTAAAAACGGGAACGTGCCAGAAATGCGACCAGTATATAAACAAGGCAGAGGCTGAAAAGACGGACGAACAGCGGTACAGCGAAGAGCAGGACGCTATAGACCGCCAGACAAAGAAGAAATTGCAGGAGCGGGCAGACGCAGAAAAAATGGAGCATCTGCCAAGCGAGGGGAATATAGAGCATAAGCAACATGAATTAAAGATAGTGGCATCTGATTACGAAGACGTAATAAGCGGGAAAAAGAGCTTTGAGCTGCGGAAGAATGACAGAGGCTATAAACAGGGCGACAGCCTTAAAATGCTGGAATTTAAGGACGGTAAGCATACAGGGCGCACGATTGATGCAGGTATTATTTATATGCTGGAAGATTATACAGGGCTTACAGAGGGCTACTGTATTCTGGGTATCAGAGTAACAGACTATACGGGTAAGGTGTCCGAAACGGACACAGAAAGCGGGGCGGTAAATGTTTGAGTTTATGGACGACGTAGTAGATGCGATGGAAGAAACGGGAAAGGTAGTAGTAGACGGGGTGGTATATTGCCTGATATGCGTAGCTAAACTGGCGTTGATAATAACAGCGCCAGTATGGGCGCTGCCGTATACGATATGGAGAAAGGGGCGTAAGCAGTGAAATACAGACAGTGGAAAAAGAACTATAAGAAAAAGCATGGAGTAAACCCGCCGTTAGAGCTGGACAAGCGAAAACAGCGCAGGCTTGCAAGAAAAATGGCAAGACAGATAAATAAAACCTTGCCAACAGCAGCAGAAACATTGACGGCAGCTATTAACCGCTGGGCGCAGAGTATAAAGCCAGCACTGGCGACATTATGCGAGAACGTAGCAGCGGCGTTTAGCAATATGGCAGCAGGATTGAGAGAAGAAAGCGAGGCGGTAGAAAATGACTAATATTTTACTGGGAATTATAGCACTGGAATTGCTGGCTATATTTTCAAAGCTGGACAAACTGGAAGAGAGGGGCAGAGAGAATGAATAACGTATCACTTACAGGGCGGCTTACAAGAGAGCCAGAGCTTAGATATGGCGGGCAGGACAATAGCACAGCTATTACCCGCTTTACGCTTGCAGTAGACGACGGGAAAGACACAGATTTTATAAATATTAAGTGTTTCGGACGTACTGCGGAATGGGCGCAGAAATGGTTAAGCAAAGGCAGCAGGGTAGAGGTTACTGGCAAGATTAAAACAGGCAGCTACGAGAGCCAGCGCACGGGCAGTAAGGTATATTACACAGAGGTTGTGGCAAATAGCGTAGGCTTTGGAGAGAGCAAAGCAGAGGCAGAGGCGAGAGGGCAGCAGCTGCCGGAGAGTGACGGGTTTATGAATATCCCAGAGGGAGCAGACGAAGAGCTACCGTTTAATTAACAGAAAGCGAGGTACAGAACATGGAGCAGGAAGAAACAAAGACAACAGCGGCGGCAGGGGTAGAAATGCCGCCAGAGGCTGAAAGCTGGGTACAGCTGCATGAAAGCGAATTAACAGAGCTGATGCAGAAACAGGCAAAGGCTGCAATAACGGAACTGAAACGACAGGAAAAGCAGGAGAGGAAGAAAGAGAAATACCACAATACTTTTACGCTTATGAAATGTTACCGTGATGCGGTTTTTCATATCGAGAACGCCATAAGCGACGGGCAGCAGTTAGAGCTTAAGGGCATGACGGACGAGCAGCAGCGTACATACTTAGAGAGTATCAGACGCACACGCTTTAAGACATTGATAATGACAGCACATATAGACAAGGCAGTAGAAGAGATAGAGCGTCGCAGAGAGGCAGCAGGCAGAGGCGTAGAGTACAAGGCTTTTGAAATGTATTTCATGCAGGGTATGGACTATGCGGAAATTGCAGAGGAACTGGACACAGGAAAGAACACACCGAGGCGCTGGGTTACGGGCATCATAAACGAGCTGTCAGTATTATTGTGGGGGATTGACGAAGAGAGGGTAAAGTAAGTGTTTGAAAAAATAAAAGCATGGATAAAAAGAAAGCGGGAAACAGCGAGAGAACAGCAGGCGGCAGACAGGTTGATAAAGCATATAGAGCAGGCGTTAGGATTTGAGCTTTACGAGTGGCAGAGGTTATATATAATAACTGGGATATGGCAGCCGCCAGAGGGACGGCTACACGGAAGAACGACAGCATATATATTGCGGCTATTATTAGACCAGAGTAAGCCACTGCTGCTATATGAGTTTTCACAGGTGGCAGCGTATGCAGATAACCCATTTATGGGGCGGCAATATCAGCCAGTACCCATGCAGTATGTAGGCTGGTTTAGACACGAGATAAGGAGTATATACGAGCAGCTAAGAGCAGCAGGCGTGCCAGTAAGAGAAATGATAACAGAGCAGCAGCGGGTAATATCGTGGTAAAAACGTGGTGTTTACATGGGAAAACAAAAGAGATACAATGGTAGCATGAAATGAGTAGGCGATAGCTTAAGCCATGTGCGGCAGCAGTTGCCTACTCTTTTTCTATTCATTCTTTAGCCTCCACCCAGCGCATGAAACTTAGGGCGCTGGGGAATGAAGAAAGAGAGGGGACAGTATGAAAGCATGGGCTAAGAGTTTTTATTTATCAGCGGCATGGGAAAAAACCAGAGCCGCTTATTTAATGTCACAAGATTATATTTGTGAACGCTGCGGGCAACCAGCAAAGATAGTGCATCATAAGCGCTGGCTTAACAGAGAGAACATAAACGACATAAGCGTTACGTTGTGCTGGGATAACTTAGAGGCGTTGTGCCAAGACTGCCACAACAAGGAACACCACAAACAGGAGAGACATAAGCGGTATCGGTTCGACGAGAACGGCGGCATACTCCCCCCATATCAGAAAAATAATTAAAGGGGGCGAATACCGAGGGGGATACCCTAAAATTACCCTACGGGCGTGCGCACGGGTGGTGTAGGGGGTGTGGTGCGGCGCAGGAATGGAAAGCGGGGTAAAGGAATGGCAACAAAGAAAGAGAAAACCAGAGGATAAAGACCGAAAAGACCAGACTTAAGGGAATTTTCAAGGACTTAGACGAAAACAAAAGAAAATTAGTAACGCCGCTGATAGAAAAGGCTGCATTTATGAGCATTGAGCTGGACGACTTGCAGGCGAAACTTGAAAAAGACGGCTGGACGAGTGAGTACCAGAACGGGCAGAACCAGTGGGGAACAAAGAAAAGCCCAGAGGCAGAAACTTACATAGCGCTTAGTAAGAACTATGCAGCAGTGATTAAGCAGCTTACGGAATTAGTACCAGCTGCGAAACGAAAGACAAGCAGGCTGGCGGCTTTGCGGGAAGAGTAAGCAATATTGCCGCCTTATCGAAATTATATCTATGAGTACCACGCAAAGATTACAAGCGGCGAAATCATAGCGGGAAAATGGATAAAGAAAATATACGAAATCATTATAAACGGGCTGCAAAAGCAGGAGTATTTTTTTAATGCAAAGGCTGCGAATAAGGCTATACGGTTCATAGAGAACTTTTGCCACCACAGCAAAGGACGTAATGATTTAATCAAGTTGGAGCTATGGCAGAAAGCCATAGTTTCTGTTATTTTTGGCATACAGGACGCAGAAAAAATACGTATTTTCCGTGAAATTTTTATTGTAATTGGCAGAAAAAACGGAAAAAGTTTATTTGCATCTGCGATTATTGCATATATGGCGTACTTAGAGCCGGAGTATGGACAAGAAATATACTGCTTAGCGCCGAAATTAGACCAAGCGGCGCTGGTGTATGACGGATTTTATCAAATGGTACAGGCAGAGGACGAGTTAGCGGAGCTGGCAAAGAAACGGCGCAGCGATATTTATATTGCGGAGAGCAACACGGTAATAAAACCGATTGCTTTTAATGCCAAGAAGTCAGACGGATTTAACCCGCAGCTTGTGGTATGTGATGAAATGGCAGCATGGAGCGGGGACGCTGGACTAAAGCAGTATGAGGTTATGAAATCCGCTTTAGGCGCACGTACTCAACCTATGATATTGAGCATAAGCACTGCCGGATATATCAACGACAGTATTTATGATGAACTAATGAAACGTAGCACAAGTTTCTTGAAAGGAAACAGCAAAGAGCGCAGGCTATTACCATTCCTTTACATGATTGATGATGTGGAGAAGTGGAACGACATAGACGAACTGAAAAAGGCTAACCCTAACATGGGCGTATCCGTAAAAGAAAGTTTCTTTATGGACGAGATAGCAGTAGCAGAGGGCAGCTTAAGTAAAAAAGCAGAGTTCCTTACAAAGTATTGCAATATCAAGCAGAACAGCTCTATTGCATGGCTGGAATATCAGACAGTAGAGAACGCCGGAGTAGAAAAGACCTTAGAGGACTTTAGGGACTGCTACGCAGTGGGCGGTATCGACTTAAGCCAGACAACGGACTTAACAGCAGCCAGTGTGGTTATTCAGAAAGACGGTACACTGTATGCGTTTACACAGTTCTTTATGCCACGGGGCAGACTGGAATACTTACAGGCTACGGACGGCGTGCCGTATGACATATTCGTTAAAAAGGGGCTGATAACCTTAAGCGGCGAGAATTACGTAGATTACCACGACGTTTACGGCTGGTTTACTATGCTGCTGGAAGATTACGGCATACGACCGTTGAAAATCGGCTACGACAGATACAGCGCCCAGTACCTTATTACCGATATGGCAAATTATGGTTTTCACATGGACGACGTTTACCAAGGCGAGAACCTTACACCAGTTATACGGGAGTTTGAGGGCATCATAAAAGACGGCGATTTTAAGATTGCCGACAACAATTTACTAAAGACGCATTTCTTAAATGTTGCGCTTAAGCACAACATGGAGACAAGAAAATTCAGACCTATAAAAATCGAGCAGCGGGCGCATATCGACGGCTTTGTATCTGTCATAGATGCAATGACCGTGCGGCAGAAATACTGGGAAGAGTGCGGCGAGCTGCTTAAAAATGCCGCATAGAAAGGAGTGTAAACGGCATGAAATTTTTAGACTATCTTTTTCATGGCAAAGAATTAAAAGCCATAGGTAATTATTTCAAAATGCTGAACGGATACAGCCCGACGTTTACCAGCTTTAGCGGCGGCGTGTATGAAATGGATTTAACCAGAACGGCTATAAATAATTTTGCTACACATTGCAGCAAGCTAAAGCCGGAGATAGAGGGCAGCGCTCTTAAGTCACTGGAAAAGACACTACAGCATAAGCCCAACTACTTCATGGATACAACAAAATTTATAAAGCGTCTGGCAACGTATGTAGCGGTGGAACACACCGCTTTTATTATACCTATCGAGGACGAATACGGGCGCTTGTGTGGCTGGTATCCACTGCGGGCTGAACGCTGCGAGGTGGTAGAGAGCGAGGGGCAGTTATATTTACGGTATCTGTTTGCAAATGGCAGCTATGGAGCTATTGAGTTTGAGCGTGTAGGCATTATGACAGACTTTGAATATAAAGACGACCTTTTTGGAGAGGACAACAGCACGCTTGCACCAACTATGCAGCTGATACATACGCAGAATGAGGGAATTATAAACGCCGTAAAAAATTCGGCAAATATCCGTTTTCTGGCAAAGGTGGCAAATATGCTGAAACCAGATGATATAAAGAAAGAACGGAAACGCTTTACAGAGGACAACTTAAGCGCAGACAACGATAGCGGCATGATTATTTATGATAACAAGTTTAGTGAGCTGAAACAGGTAGAAAGTAAACCGTACACACCAAACGCATTGCAGATGCAGCACATACAAGAAAATGTATGTACGCATTTTGGTACAAATATGGACATTCTGCAAAATAAATTTGATGAAAATACGTGGAACGCCTACTACGAGGGAAAAATAGAACCGTTTGCAATACAACTATCGCTTGTTATGACAAATATGAGCTTTACAGAGAGAGAAAGAGCCTGCGGCAATGCTATTTTCTTTTCTGCAAATCGCCTGCAATACGCCAGCAACGCCACAAAGTTAAGCGTAAGCACACAGCTTTTTGACCGTGCGTTACTGAACAGAAACGGCGTGATGGATATATGGAACATGGCACACGTTGAGGACGGGGAAAAGTATTATATCCGAAAGGAATATACAGAGGTAAGCGAGCTGAACAAAGGAAGTGAGCAGCCAGTTATCATACAGCAAGTACAACAGCAGACAGAACCAGCAGCAGGAGAAGAGCCGCAGAACGGACAGAAAGAGAAAGAGGGTGTAAATAATGCCAGTTAAGAAAGAACGGGAATATAGAACGCTGGTAGCACCTCTGGTAGCGCAGAGTTCCGGCGAAAAGCGTATACAGTCGGAGTGCTACGTAGAGGGCTACGCCACTACATTTAATGCGCCATACCTTTTATATGAGTTTGAGGACGGCACAAAGATTTACGAAAGAATAGACGCACACGCATTAGACAGCGCAGACATGAGCGACGTTATTATGCAGTACGACCATGAGGGTAGAGTATTTGCCAGACAGTCAAATAATACGCTGATTTTAGAGCCGGACGCAAAGGGGCTTTTTGTGGCAGCAGACTTAAGCCGGACAGACTTAGCTCGTGGACTGTATCAGGACATAAACGCAGGAATGATTACTAAAATGTCATGGGCGTTTACAGTGGCAGAGGAAAGTTACGACAGAGAAACACATACAAGAACAATTTTGAAAATCAAAAAGGTTTATGACGTATCAGCCGTGAGTATTCCGGCAAATAACGATACTGAAATAAGCGCCCGTGCTTTTGCGAGTAGGAGTTATGAGCGGGAGCGGCAGGAGTTGCTTAAGAGGCGGGCAGCAATACTAAAGATTAAGGCGAGCTTATAAAAATCAAAACAAAAAAGGAGAACACAGACTATGAGATTAAAGGAAATTGAGGCAAGATTAGCCGAAATCAAAGAAGAGCTTAACACCAGAGCGGCAGAGCTTACGGACGAGGAAATTACAAAACTGGAAACAGAGGTAACAGACTTACAGGAAGAGCGTACCGCTTTACTGGCAGCGGCAGAGAAACGTAAAAAGCTGCTTGAAAGAATTGCAGCAGGAGAGCCAACAGGTGGAGCGGGAGCAGATACCACGCTGCTTAGAAATTTCAAGGGAGCAGGCGGCGCAGGAGCAGGAGAACCAGAGGACAAATACGACACTACGGCATACAGAAAAGCGTTTATGAATTATGTATGCAGAGGCGTTGCTATTCCGGCAGAGTACAGAGCAGCTGAAACCACCACCACAGCAGACAGCGGCGCTGTAATTCCGACAACTATTATGAATGAAATTATCCAGAAACTGGAAAGCTACGGCAGCATTTATGCAAAGGTGCGTAAGATTAACGTACAGGGCGGCGTTTCCATTCCGATTGCAGACTTAAAGCCTACTGCACACTGGATTACAGAGGCAAAGAGTAGCGACGACCAGAAAGCATCTGCTAAAAATTCCGTAACTTTCAATTATTACGGTTTGGAGTGCAAAATTTCCCAGAGCATTTTAGCAAATGTAGTAACATTGAAAATGTTTACTGATTTGTTCGTACCTATGGCAACAGAGGCAATGGTAAAGGCTATCGAAATTGCCATTTTCAACGGTACAGGCGAGGGGCAGCCGCTGGGCGTTCTGAAAGACAGCAGGGTAACAGCTGTAATTACTCTGACACCGGAAGAGTATGCAAGCTGGAACGGCTGGCACAAGGTAAAAGGCAAAATGAAAAAGGCGTACAGAAACGGCAGCTTTGTTATGAACCAGTCCACTTTTGATACTGGCATTGACGGCATGGAAGATAAGAACGGGCAGCCTATCGGACGCACAAACTACGGCGTGAACGGAGAGGAAACATACCGTTTTATGGGTAAGAATGTGGAAACTGTAGAGGACGACGTTTTACCGAGCTGGGACGACGCAAACGAGGGCGACGTAATCGCAGTATTTATGAATTTCTCTGATTACGTTATCAATACCAACATGGAAATGCAGGTAGTGAAATGGACAGACCACGACAACAACAAGATTAAGAATAAGTGCTTAATGGTAGTGGACGGCAAAGTAGCTGACGCTGCGGGCATTATCTTAGTTAAAAAGGGTGTAACAGCAGTGTAAGAAAGCGAGGTAGAGCATGAAAGGATACTTAGACGCAAAAGAGCTGGAAAGCTATAAGAAAGAGGATTTGCAGGAACTGGCAAAGCAGCTGGGCGTAGATGCAGAGGGAACAAAGAAAGAAATTGCTACACGCTGCGCAGCGGTTGAGGTAGACATACCGGACGAAAGCGAGCTTACAGAAGAGGATAAAAGAGCAGCGGCAGAGGCAGCAGCAGAGGCAGCAGCGAAAGCCGAAGAAGAGAGAAAGGCGGCAGAGGCAGCAGCGAAAGCCGAGGAAGAGAGAAAGGCGGCAGAGGCAGCAGCAAAAGCCGAGGAAGAGAGAAAGGCGGCAGCGAAAGCCGAAGAGGAAGAGGCAGCCACAGAGCTTGTAAAAGTAAAAGCACAGCGCCGTTTCCTTGACAAGGAATTAAACCAGATTAAGGATACTGGGGACGAATACGCAGTAAGCAGAGAACGTGCAGCAGTTCTGGAAGAGGCAGGCGTAGCAGCAGTAATAGAAGAGTAAGAAAGAGGGTGCAGGCTATGGCAGCAGATACCACAACATTAACCGAGAAAATGCGGGCGGCGCTGCGTATCAGCAGCACCAGTGAGAAAATCACAGAGGAAATAAACGACTGTATAGCCGCCTGCAAAATGGATTTGCAGGACGTAGGCGTAAAGAAACTGGAAGAAACAGACGCACTGATTATTAGAGCCATTACGCTATACTGCAAGGCAGAATTTGGATACTCTGATAAATCAGAGCAATTCTGGAAATCTTACGAGTGTCTTAAAATGCACTTAAGCCTATCCAGTGAATACACAGGCGGCGTTACGCCAGATACTGCGGACGACGAAGTAGGAGAGCAGGATATTAAGAATTTGTTTGGACAGGAGAAATAAGAGTAATGGCAATTAAGAGAGTTACATACGATACCCTTAAATTTCTGGTAGCGGAAATTAAAGAACGCTATGCAGAAAAAGGAGACATAGGGGCGCTGGGGGGGCTTGATAAGGTAGCTGTAGAAAATCTTACAGAAGATTTGAAAAGCCTTATAAACGGGAAAGCAGATGCAGCTACAACACTTGCAGGCTATGGAATTAAAGACGGAATGACCGCAACAGAGGTAGCCGCCGCTATTTCCACAGCGATTGCAGGGACAGACCACTTAAGCCGTGTAATGGTAGACAGCACGGGAGATATTGATACAGTAGCGGACGACGCAGAAAAGAAAATTTACATGGTAAAAAATGCCAGTGGAGAGGCAGGAAACCTTTACAGCGAATACATGGTAATTAACGGTAAACTGGAAAAGGTGGGAGACTGGAAAGTAGACTTAAGCAGTTATGCAAAGACTACGGAAGTAACGGCAGCCATTGCAAATGCACTGAAAACATACGCAAAGACCGCAGACGTAACAAAAGCAATCAACGAGGCAGTAGCGGGACTTATCCAACTGGACG